AGAAGAAAATCAAATGATATAGCCTTAACGCATGAATACCAAGGAAACGAAGAAGAAAATAATCCAAGCTGGGCAAAAAGCAATTGAGGAGTTAATTAAGGTAGCAAAAGAAAAGATCGTAGACTCAGACGATGATGTAAGCGCTGATAGATTAAAAAATGCTGCCGCTACTAAAAAGCTAGCTATAATGGATGCTTTTGAAATATTAACTAAGATACAAACAGAAGAAGAGATGTTAAATGAAAAACCTAAAGAAGTTAAAGAACAAAAAACTTTTAAAGGTTTTGCAGAAGGGAGAAGTAAGTGAGTTACAAACAAACTCTTTGGAAAGAAATTAAGGACGTTGTAAATCCTAAGATATTAGCTAAGAACAATAGATTTAAAAAATGGGAGTATGGTTATAACTCTGATTATGATTTTATAGTAATAAGTAAAACAGGTAAAATTGGACAAATCATTGAAATACAAAATCTCCGCATCGCTTTACCAGCAACAGATGAACCGTTTAAACGAAGCGAAAAAAAAGCAGAACAATATTGGGAAAAACAAGAATACCCAAAAGAATTAAATAGAATTAAATCAAGATTTGACTGGGAGGAATATCCATCAGATTTTAAAGAGAAATGGTACGATTATATTGATGATGAATTTAATAGACGAGAAAAAGGATTTTGGTTTTATAATGATGGTATTGCTACTTACATTACTGGCACTCATTACATGTACTTGCAATGGTCAAAAATTGATATTGGAGCACCGGATTATAGAGAAGCAAATAGACTCTTCTTTATATTCTGGGAAGCATGTAAAGCGGATACGAGGTGTTACGGAATGTGTTACCTCAAAAACAGACGAAGTGGATTCAGTTTTATGTCAAGCGCGGAACTTGTTAACCAAGCTACAATATCTTCCGATTCTAGATTCGGTATATTGTCCAAGTCTGGTGCCGATGCCAAAAAAATGTTTACGGATAAAGTTGTACCCATATCAGTTAACTACCCGTTCTTTTTTAAACCCATTCAAGATGGTATGGACCGGCCAAAAACTGAACTGGCTTATAGAGTTCCAGCATCTAAACTTACTAGAAGAAAGCTTGAGTCGAATGAACAACTTAGAGAATTAGATGGGCTTGATACAACAATTGATTGGAAAAATACTGGTGATAACTCTTACGATGGTGAAAAGCTAAAACTATTAGCTCATGATGAAAGTGGTAAATGGGAGAGACCTGATAATATATTAAATAACTGGAGGGTTACAAAAACTACATTACGTCTTGGTTCTAGAATCGTAGGTAAATGTATGATGGGTAGTACTTCAAATGCTTTAGATAAAGGTGGAGACAATTTTAAAAAATTATACTACAATTCAGACGTTACTAAAAGAAATAGAAACGGACAAACATCTTCTGGGCTCTATAACCTGTTCATACCTATGGAGTGGAACTACGAAGGATTCATCAATACTTATGGACTACCTGTCTTCATTAGAGGTAAATCTTCAGTCAAAGGAGTTGATGGTTTTGAAATTACAACAGGAGTTATTGAACACTGGGAAAACGAAGTCGAAGGCTTAAAGTCTGATCCAGATAGTTTAAATGAATACTATAGACAATTTCCAAGAACTGAAGAACACGCTTTTAGAGATGAAGCTAAAGATAGTTTATTTAACTTAACTAAAATATACGAGCAAGTTGACTATAACGCCGAGATGAATAACACCTCTTCTATAACAAGAGGAAGTTTTATGTGGGAAAGAGGAATTAAAGACACTAAAGTTTCTTTTATGCCTAATAAAGATGGAAGATTTTTAATATCTTGGGTTCCACCTAGAAACTTACAAAATAGGTTAATATTAAAAAACGGAACTAAATATCCAGGTAATGAGCACATAGGTGCCTTTGGATGCGATAGTTATGATATTAGTGGTACTGTAGATGGCAAAGGTTCTAATGGAGCGTTACACGGACTTACGAAGTTTTCAATGGAAGACGCGCCTCCAAACCAATTTTTTTTAGAGTATATATCAAGGCCACAGACTGCTGAGATATTTTTTGAAGATGTACTTATGGCGTGCGTATTTTATGGAATGCCTATACTTGCGGAAAACAACAAACCTAGATTGTTGTATTATTTTAAAAGAAGAGGTTATAGAGGTTTTTCAATGAATCGTCCTGATAAGATTTGGAACAAACTCTCTACAACTGAAAAAGAGATTGGTGGAATACCAAACTCAAGTGAAGACATTAAACAAGCACATGCAGCCGCAGTTGAGTCTTACATAGAGGAATATGTAGGAGCATTACAAGAAGGATTTGGAAATATGTATTTTCAAAAAACTTTAGAAGATTGGGGAAGATTTAATATTAATAATAGAACTAAACACGATGCTACTATAAGCTCAGGTTTAGCTATTATGGCTTGTAATAAAAATAGATATAGACCAAATCCTGAAAAAAAATATCAACCTATAAGTTTAGGTATTAAAAGATATGACAACCAGGGAATAATTTCAAAAATAATAAAATAGATAAATGCAAATTTCTTATAATCAAAATAGTTCTTTTCCAGATCAAGTCGTGCCCGATGCAGAAAAAGCCACTAGTGAATATGGCTTAGCTGTTGGTAGAGCAATAGAAGGTGAGTGGTTTAGAAATTACAGATATGGAACAAGTTCCCCTGGTTACGCTATTAATTACAATAATTATAATCTTTTAAGACTTTATGCTAGAGGTGAACAACCAGTTCAAAAATATAAAGATGAATTAGCTATAAATGGAGATTTATCTTACTTAAATTTAGATTGGAAACCAGTTCCAGTAATTTCAAAGTTTGTAGATATTGTTGTTAACGGTATCTCTCAAAGAAGTTATGATATAAACGCCTACGCTCAAGATCCTGTTTGTTCTAAAATTAGAACAGATTATGCTAACAACCTTATGATTGATATAAATTCAAAAGGTTACTTAGAAGAAGCTCAAAAGCTTTTAGGAATTAATGGTTTCTCAGGAGATCCTAATACTTCTCCTAGAGACAAGGAAGAGCTGGAAGTTCACTTACAAATGGATTTTAAACAAAGTGTTGAAGTAGCTGAAGAAGAAGTTATTAATCAAGTTTTAGATAAAAATAAATTTGAGTTAACAAGGCAGCGAATAAATTATGATTTAGCTGTATTAGGAATTGGAGCTGTAAAAACTAATTGGAACACGGCAGAGGGAGTGGTTATTGATTATGTAGATCCCTCCAGTTTAGTCTACTCATATACAGAAGACCCTAATTTTGAAGATTTATACTATGTAGGTGAAGTTAAGTCTATTTATTTATCAGATATTAAAAAACAATTTCCTTGGCTGACAGATCAAGAGTTAGAAACAATACAAAAGTATCCAGGTAATTCTGAATATTTAAGAAATTGGAGTGGTAGACAAGATGATCAAACTGTACAAGTTTTATATTTTGAATACAAGACATATTCTGATCAAGTTTATAAAATAAAATATACAGATCAAGGTTTAGAAAAAGCACTTGAAAAACCAGATACTTTCATGCCGCCAGAAAATGATGGATTTGAAAGAGTTGGTAGAACTATTGAAACACTTTATTCAGGAGCTAAAATACTAGGACACCCAATGATGTTAGAATGGGGAATGAGTGAAAATATGACAAGGCCAATTGCTGATACTACTAGAGTTAATTTTAATTATGCTATTTGTGCACCTAGAATGTACAAAGGCAGAATAGAAAGCTTAGTTAGTAGAATAACAGGTTTTGCTGATATGATACAATTAACGCATTTAAAAATACAACAGGTATTATCTAGAGTAGTTCCTGATGGTATATATTTAGATATGGATGGTTTAGCTGAGGTTGATCTTGGCAATGGCACTAATTACAATCCAGCTGAGGCTTTAAATATGTATTTTCAAACTGGTTCTATAGTTGGTAGATCATTAACTCAAGATGGTGATTTAAACAGAGGTAAAGTTCCTATACAAGAACTAAAAACTGGATCAGGAGGGGCTAAAATACAAAGTCTTATACAAACTTATCAATACTACTTGCAGCTTATTAGAGACGTAACAGGACTTAATGAAGCGAGAGACGGAAGTAATCCAGATAAAAACTCTTTAGTAGGTTTGCAGAAACTAGCTGCAGCAAACAGTAATACAGCAACTAGACATATATTGCAATCAAGTTTATATTTAACACTTAGAGCTTGTGAAAACGTTTCATTAAGAGTAGCTGATTCTTTACAGTTTCCACTAACAAGACAAGCTTTAGAAAATAGCATATCAGCTTTTAATACTGCTACGCTAAGTGAATTGATAGACTTAAATACTCATGATTTTGGAATATTTATAAGTTTAGAACCTGACGAAGAAGAAAAAGCTCAATTAGAACACC